CAGGAAACCATTACATAATAAATGTTTCCACTTTTTGCTGGCATTCTTACTGATTCTTCAATTTCTTTTACATAGTTTTTATTTTTTCCAGGCTTTCCAACATCTCCACCATGCTTTTTGGTTCCACAAGTTTCTGCAACTACTTCTTCGGGAACGCAGTTTGGAACTTCTTTTCCACCCTTCATTTTAGTTTTAGGTGTGCCAAGTTTTTTACCTTTCCAGCACTTGTCAGCACCAACATTATCTCTAGCCTGCTCAATACCCTCAACATTCAGAGTCTTTGGATAATCTTTATCGCCAGGTTTTGCTGGTTTTTCTCCACGCTTTCTCTTAGCATGAATATTTGCCCAAAGACCCTTTTTTTCCTCTCCAATTTCTTGAAGAATTTTATCTACAAGCATGACCTCTTCTTTTTTTACATTCGGTAAATCTACGGAAGCAGCTTTTTTCTTTTGAAGTTCTACTGCCTTTGGTCCCAACTCTTTTGCTGCATTTGGAGTAAGAGCACCCGCACCCGTAGATCTTTTAATTTGATTTTTGGGGTCTTTTAATGGATTATTCATTTATATACTGTAAACCTTTCCGTTCTATTATTTATTCAGATTCTTCTTTTTGCTGCTTTAGCAATTTACTAAGTTCTGCTGTAGACCCTATGAATAGTGCGTTGTTTGTAACACTTGTTGGACCTTTCTTATTGTCTTCAGACTGAATATCTTTTAGTTTTTTCTGTAAGTCAATTAACTTTTCAGTAGCGTCAGAGACGCTTTTAATTAACTGTCCAGCAACTTCATATGCTCTTGGCATCTCAGTTTCTTGGGCAAGTTCTATAACACCATTAAGTGCTTCTTGCCCCTTTTCTATAATAGAGTATAGATTTCCTCTACTATATTCATAATCTTTTTTGATATCATCTGATATTTTTTCAAACTTGTCTATTGAACCATCTACATTAATACTTTCAACTTCTACTGCTGGTGTCATAGTTTCTTCCACATTAAAGGTTTCATCCAAGTTTTCAAATTTATTATTCATATTTATTAAAAGCTAGAACTAAATCCAAAATCATCTCCAACTTCCACTAAAGAATTGTCTGCTTCAGTTATTAACTTTAAGTCAGAACCGGACACATGTAGAGATATTGGAGTTCCATAAGCTCCTCTTGTCACAGTAAGTTTGTTTCCTGACTTAGATTTTACAAATAATGTTTCGGTATCTATTGTAATATAAGAACTATTAGGTATTGTTGAAGAATCTGCAACTTCAAATACCGTAGCATCTAAAGTAACATCTTCGGAAATTGTTGTTGTAACTTCATCAATATACTTCTTGGTTGCTTTTGGTTCAGTTCTATACGTAATATCTCTAGTTGAAGTTGATCCAACATCTCCAGAAATATATCCAATAGAAACTTTTTTGACAATATCTTTTGAAGAATCTGCAGAAGTTGGACCAAAAATGTAAGTTTTTGCCGTAAACCTTAAAGTATAAATTAAAGCTCTTCTACTAGTAAAGTCACCCTCGTATGAATCATCCATACTAATATTATCTAAAGTAATTGGAATATCTCTTTTTTCTCCAATTAACTCAACTAAATCGATGCTTATACTATAAGATGGTTGAAAATATGGTAATATTTGCTCAACAATTTGAAGCATGTCATCATTACTTTTTGTCATGATAGACAACTCAAAAGAAACATTATATGGAACTGGCATGTAAGTAACTCTTACATCAGAAGCATTGTCTTTATTCTTTGAAATGAAAGTTTGAATTGGAGTTACTTTTCTTGTTGGGTCATAATTCAATCCGACCATCTCAAAAGATAACCTTGGCAGTGTTATTTGTACTGGTTTATTAAGATCTGGAGACTGTTCTAATCTAGCCAAAAACTTCTGTGTTGGACCATAAGCAATAGGAACCTCTACAATAGAAAAAATGTTATCTGATCCATCTTTTCTTTTGATCGTAATGCTATTAAATAATGTTCCAAAACCTATTACAGTTTTTCTAATTATTTCGTTATAAAAATATTCAAACATATTTTTTTTGTATATTATTGATTATTTAACTATTTAAGGTGTTCCAAAAGGATTTTTTTCTGTGAAATCCAATATTTTGTCTGCCTCTTGCTCTATATCTATGTTTTGAGCATAAGCATCATCCAAATCCTCTACAGTTATTTTTGTAATTTTGTAATTTGCTCCAGACTCTTGTCCAATAATAACTTCTCCAGAAACAAAATCTCCTGTAATGTTTTTGAGTTCTAATTGCTTCGTATTTACATTCCAGGATTCAACATAAGCTGTTGTACTACTTGAAGATCCTATTACAACTTCATTAAATCTATAAGTTCCTACGCCAACTAAATATGGATCTGAAATTTGTATTGTAGGTGCTTCTGTATATCCAAGACCAGCATTTTTAAGTCTTATTGAAGTTACAGAACCATTGGTAAGAACAGCAACAGCTTCTGCTGATGTAGAAGCAATTCCAACAACCGTTACTGTTGGAGGAACTATGTACCCAGATCCTCCATTTGTTACTGTTATAATACCAACAACCCCGTCTCCTATAGTTGCAGTTGCTTTAGCTCCAGAACCACCTCCGCCAAAAAGAGAAACTGCGGGATTTGAAGTATATCCAAAACCAGAATTTGCAACTTCAATTCCTTGAACTACTGATTTCTCTTTGTCAACTATACAGTAATTAAATATCCCAGATAATAAAGTTGCTATTCCTACAGCATTTCCTCCTGAAGATGGTGAAGAAGATACTGTTACACTTGGAGATGAAGTATAATCACTTCCTCTATTGGTTACTGTAAAATATTGAACTCCCCCATTAACTACGCTTGCAATAGCGGAAGCAGTTTCTCCTGCACCAACCATTGTAAATGTTCTTGTATATGCTTGATCTACAAAGTTATCATCAATTTCTTCGAATGATGTATCTACAATTTCGTCTCCATATCTGAACAATTCGCATCTAAGTTCATAAACATAATTTTTTTGTAACTGGTAGAATGGACTTTCATGCTCAACATACTTTATTTCAAAAACCCTATCTCCAAGAGGAAAATAAATTAAATCTCCCTCTTTTGGTCTTTTAGTTAATTCAACTCCCGGAAGATCTTCCAATAATGGACTAATATAGTTTTCAAACCTTTCTTTAGAAATTACCAAAGTCAAATCATCAATATCCTGAATTCCAAATTTTGACAACAAAGTTCCTTGTCCACCATAACCATCATATGAAGATACGTATGCCTCTATTGGGTATGCACCATCAAATTTAGACTCTATAACTTCTCTTATTACAGTATTTGTAGTTAAATATTTTCTTGGCATATAATATATTTCTATGCCATACATTCTTATCTGTTCATTTATTAAATCTTGTACAAGATTTTGCTCACCACTAGAACCTTGAAGAAAAAATGGATTTAGCATCTTAATTACCCAATCATATCTAAAGGTGGAATTTCATTATCATAAGTCATTCTTTCAACCAAAATATCAATCTCTCTTTGAGCATCATCATATATTTGTCTTCCATTAAATTCAATTCCTCCAGGAAGCTTTACTCCCTGGAATTTAATTAAGTTCATACCCCACTGTCTTTTTATTAAAGATGTTAGGTATTTTTTTAAAAATGAATCGTTCCAAACACCAGAAAATGCAGTTGGATCTAAAGCTCTATGACAGTCTATTATTAAGAACTGACCTACAGTAACATTTGTCCAATCAAAGTCTAAGTATAATCTATCTTGTCTTCTATTATATCTTATTTGCTTATCTGGTGTTAGTAAAAAGTCTAAGTCTTCAAGATATGTTTTTGTCATAGAATAAGTTAGAATATCAATTGAGTTCCAATAATACACATCATTTAAAAATAATTGATATTTAATTCCAAAAAGATTGCTTGAAATATTATAATTTCCGTCAAACTTAAATACTTTATTAATTCCTATAACATGATCTGGTATTTGGATAAAGTTATTGTTTTCAAAATAGTCAAAACTTACTCCAGTTGTTGAAGTGGTAGATGTTGTTGCAATACCAACTCCACCTTTTTTTGCTATGCCTCTATCAATATCATCCTGGGTTATTTCATATTTTAAATATGTTTGTATTGTGCCATCAAAATGTCTTTCTTGAAAAAGTTGTACTGCATCATCAACAAGGTCATCAATTTGCTCATCTGCAACATTAATTTCTAGGACAGGAGAACCTAATTGTCTTTTACAGTATTCTATTAGTTCTTTTCTTGTTGATGGTTGTGCCATATTCTTTCCGGCGGTTTCCCTATAATATCTATTATTTAATATTATTTGTCAATAAAGATAACATAGATTTAATTTCTTCAATATTATCTTTAATTGAATTTATTTCATTTTCAATAGTTTCTATTCTTTTTGTGCCATTTTGCTTATTCTTTTTAAGGTTCATATAATTTTGATATTCAGAATAATTTGTATTCAAAATGGCATTTGTTTTTTCGTCTCTAATTAAGTTTACATTGTCCTTAACTCTCTTCATCATGCTACAGCAATTACTCTTAAATCTTTTATTCTGGGTGGATATGCTTGATTTGTAGATGTTCCAACAAGTTTAATGCTAAAATATCTGAAGGTTTCTATGTTATTTTCTGTAAATTCATACTCTTTAAAAATTTCTAATGGACTTTCTGTTGTTAAAAAGTCTACTTTTGAAACCTTTCTGTCGGGAGAACCATCAGATAAAGACTCGTCTATAGTTTGTCCTAAGTTGTTGAGGTTATTGAAACCTGGGAAAGGAACATAAATTGGTTCTTCCAATGGATCATTTTGTATTGCATAGAATGCCCTTAAGTCGCTAAAAGTATTTACATATGCTGTACAAAGTACTTTTATGGAAGTTGCCGGAACTTCTAGTGAAATTGTTTTTGATGCATATGTAAACGCTGAAGGATCTAAAGATAGAGAAGAAACTCTATTGTCTGTAGAATAATTTGATATTCTTTCATTAACCCTATTTGAACTTAAAATAATAGCAATTCTATCCAAGTCCACAACTGGAGAGACATATTTATCTGAAGTAAATAACTTCATGTTAAGATTTAATGATTTTCCTCCTGGAATATTATTAAGTCCAACAGATTCATTTAGATCTGAGAATATTGCTCTTGGAGAATCAAAATAATTATTTGAATTTAAACTTATATTTTGGAAACCTTTATCTTGGAATGAAGACTCGTTACCATCAATGCTCTTTCCAGATACCGTTCTTACCGAAGAAACTATATTAGTTCCTGTCAAAGATAAAGTTTGTACTACTGGTCTTATAGAACTATATTGTATATTTTGAGTAGCATTTGCATAATTTCCTCCAGTAGATTTAGATTCTTTTATGTAAAGTTTAGGATTTGATGTTCCGACAGTTCTATCTACTCCATTCTCATCCATTAATATCTTAACAGTATAATAGTCTAAACCAATTGGGTCTGGAACAGTTGCTCTTTCTAAAGAGTGAACTCTATTAATTCTTCTTAAAGAAATTCCATTCAACTCATACTTTAAAACTACATCATCCTTGTAATGATTTTGTATTTGGGTTGAATCGACCCCTCTAGTTATTCCTGTAAGTTCTGTTGAAGTAACACCAGTGTATGATATTATTTCTCCATTAATTTTTACATATCCAGGATTTGCTACAGAGACTGGTAGGTTTTCAAATATTTCATAATTTGATGTTGATGTTAATCCAATCTGAACAGTAGAAGTTCTTGGGAAATCTAAACTAAGTCTATATGGAGTGACATCTCCAGAAACATTTGATAACTCAACTCTATCAGTTGATGAATGCATCCCGTGGTTTTTATGATTCACTCTAATGTGAAGACCATCATCAATTGTAGTAATTCCATCAGTTTGTACCAATACATTAGCACCGACACCATTTAAGAAAACTGTATTACCAGAATTATTCACATACTTTATACTTTTTCCTGCTCCAGTGTTAAAGTCTCCCTGTACATTATCAACTATAATTTCATTAGTTCCATTAATCTCTGATAAAGAGAGTCTTAAGTTTCTTCCTAAAGTATCTCCATCTAGATTATTTACTGTAAGAATATCTCCAACAACATAACCCGTTCCTCCAGATGTTATTGATGCTCCAATTGCAACACCATCTGAGTTAATTTCAATATCTGCAGTTGCATTGAACCCAGTTCCCGTCACAGAAACTAAATTTTGGTCAAAGTAAGTTGCCGGTCCCACATATCCAACTCCACCATTAACAATATTCAAAGAACCAAATGCAGATCCTGCAAAACCAACATAGTCTCCAAAAACATTTTCATTATCTTGAAGAATTGTGTTTCCTAAGGTTAGATCGGTATCTGTTACTATTTTATCTAATCTTAATCTAACTTTTTTAGAATCCATGTCAAAAGGATTTCTAATTAAAGTCGCAATTTGATCATTTCCTACTTTTAATGATGGATTATAAAAATCCACATCTCCTTCAGAGACTGTAAAGTTTGCTCTATAAAGAGTAAACTTTAGATCTTGGTATGGTTCTTCTACCCAACTAGAAGCATTTTGAGATTTAAACAAACCTCCATTTAGGGGTTGTTTGTCTATAATTGATTCGTTTTCTGCAGATATGTCAATTTGTCCAAGTTCAGATATCCAAAGAAAATATTTCTCAGAATTTGAAGAAATTACGAGAGCATGAAACTTTTTGCCTTCCAAATAAACAGGAGAAGGAAAAGTTACTCTAGTAGAAATTATTCCAAAATCTGTTGTTTTAATGTCTGCCGGATCTAATACAACTTCTCCAAATGGATATACTGTTCTAGAAGGTTGGCCCAATTCCATGGGCCTCAACTGGACAGTAATTGGAAGGTTTTCGTCTTTATTGTAAAAAAATAAATCTACAGAAGTCACAAACATCCCATTGCTATGTTCAACATAGAATGACTGTGCTAAGGGATTTAATAATTTCATTTTTTAGTCTTTATTAGATATTTATAATATGAAGAATAGGTTTATTTATTTACCACATAAAATGGCTGCTTCTGCTGCTCCTAAATTTTGACATCCATTTAGAAGCTGGTCCAGTTGTTCTTGTTTCTTAGGTGGTCTATTTGGTTTCTTGGGTGGTTTATTGTTATTACCACCGCCGCCGCCGCCACCGCCGCCACCGCCGGAAGGAGCGGGCGTAACAGATACTCCAACTGATGGATCAAACGATATAGTTCCTCCCGCAAAAGGAACTGGTGATACACCACCACCACCGCCGCCGCCACCGCCGCCGCCACCGCCGGAAGGAGTAGGCGCTGCTAAGAATGGTGGAATGGTGTTTGTTGGTTGAGCTCCTATAAATGAAGCTGGAAGATTTGTTGGATTGTATATAGATCCGGTGGGGTTTGCTCCTCCCTCTGCCAATATAGCTCCTTGAATTGTTTCTGGTTGTGTATTCGTTGTTGTTGGATAAGTTCCAATTGCACTGTATTCAGAATACTCGTAATAAGGAGCGAGATCTGGTCTTGCATCAATTGCCTGATTATACAAAGCTAATGCATCATAATAATCCATTCCCTGCGTAGCATCTTGAGGTAGACCTGCCAGACCTAAGAGTTCATTTAATCTATTTGCACCATTTTGACCAAGATTTGGTCCTAGCTGATTTATAACTGTTATACCAGGAAGTGGTGGTGGTTGAGGAAGATCTACTACTGGAGGAGGTGGTGGTTCATCAGCACCTGGAGTTGGATAATAAGTGTCAATACTAGTAGGAATTTGTTCTACTGGTTCTTGATAAGGTGGTTCAATTGTTCCTATAACGGTAGAACCTACAAGCTCATTATCTCCAACTTGAGTAACATCTTGAGTTTCTGTGACCATCTCGGTCACGACATCGGCATTTCTAACAATAATTATATTTTCCTGTACAGTATCTAAAGTTCCTTGAGCAAAATAAGTTTTCTCTGCTGCTGTGCTCACAGTACCCAAAATGAGAGAATTTGCAGAACTACTTGTAACTTTAAAAACTTTACTTCCAGTTTCAAATTTTGGATTTACATCCACATTTGGATTAGGTATGTAGAAACAACCAATGACATCCCCAATTTGATCTGTGTAAAGGTCTAAGGAAGTTACTCTTGCAGTTGCTCCACTAGTTCTACCTCTCAAAACCATTCCAACTTCTGGTTTTGAATAGTATTCGCCTTGAGATTTATCTGCTAAAGAATAAGTATCAATGTTTACTATAGTAGAAGATGAAGAATATGTTGATGATAATGTTAAATTTCTATCATATGGATTTTTTTGTATTGTTTTTGATGGACTATCATATGGTCCAAATTTATGATTTTGTTGTGCAACTCTAGCACTAAAAGTTGGCAAAGGTGTGCAAACTGTCGCAGAAACATCTCCAGATCCATTTGATAGTTTATAACCATCTCCAGAATATCCAGTTACAGTCTCTCCAACCGTAAAAGCGCCATCCAACATAGTAACTTGTATTAATTTTGGCATAATGTATTTTGTTACATCACGACCATCAAAGAATGAATATAATTGAGTAAATGGTTTTAATTTTCTTCCAGTAAATTCGATATTTCTAGATCTCATGTAAGGAATTACCGTAGAATCTAAAACTTGATCTCCAAAGGAAGTGGTTTCGAAAGATTCTTTAGCAATTTTAATAGTTCCTGTTCTGGTTTGTGTTCCAGTCTCTGTTACTTGTTCATATTCTTCAAGTATTATTTCATTTCCAACAGTAACTTCTTGAGAAGTTTCTGTTACTGTTTGTCCTGTCCAAATAACTTCCCAAGAATTGTAAACTGCAGGACTAAATCCAGACTGTTGATCAAATCCTTCATCCTCAAGTTCCAATTCTGTTTTTACGAAATCGCCTTCAGCATTTACGACCAGAGGTTCAACGCGAATTTGATCTGTCCAAGTATCTGATGATGGGAACAACTCCAATGAACCATTAAACTCTGAAGTGGTATATGGTGCTGCGCATGTCACTTGACTTGCATATGGTTGAATTATCTCAGGAACTTGTTGATATTTAAGAGTCAACAATTGACCAGTTCTTATTGTATTTTTATCAAAAGCAAGTCCAGGAGTGCCAGTTCCTACAAATCTATAATCTGTGGATGCTTTGAATGTCGGAGTAAAACCATAATAATTTAAATCTATCTGTGTAGAATAATGTGATGGTCTCAGCTCTGCATTTTTAATATCTATTGAATTCTTTGTTCCAACTACTTTCTTTTGGTTTCTTGTTGTTGAAAAATCATCAACAAAGAAACCTGACTTAAATCTATTTAATCCATCAGCATCAGTAATTTGTAAGTTTGAGGTTTCAGATTCTAGTATTGAAAGTGATGTATAATACTCAAGATTTCTAATTCTATCTTCAAGTTTTTTGATGTCTGACATCTTATATCTCTTATAATCTGTCAGAGTTATTTTTGCGTCTTTTATATCACACAAATAAGCTGGAAGTTCAATCTTTGCAACTTCAATAGAATTTTCTATTGGTTGCGCCTTCTTTGGAGACTCTGAAGGTTCTCCCAGTCGTAATTGGAACTTACCGTCTTTAGAGAGGTAAATTGTATCTATTCTTGGTAAGTAGAATGAAATATTTGCAATAAAAGCTTCATCAGAAGCTAAGATATGCTTGGAAGAATTTTTACTCGCACTAATACTTCTACCCAAAAATTCAAAAGGTGATCTTGTATTTTCTGCAACAGTGTATTGAGGAACTCTTGGTCTGATATCAATAACATCAGAATTCCTAATACCATTAATTTTAAGTATATTGCAGAAGTCAAATTGATCATATGAATTTACAGTCGTTATGTCTCCAGAATCAGAATCTGAAAAACTCGCTGACTCAAATACAATTTTTATTCTCTTTGATGGTTCTTTTTTATTCTCTTTTCTTACAATTTTTGAATAATCGTATAAAGTATTTTTTTGTTCAGTTTTTAAAATATAACTTGATGTTATATCTTTGTCTCCTGGGTCTGTTGAAGATACGACCGCATTAATACCAGAATCCTTAAAGGTTAAAACTTCTCCTGGAATTATAGCTGGTGTTGAAAGTTTAGAATATGCTATTTTAAGGTTACTGGTTTTCTCTACAAGAACTCCAACACAGTTGCTAACAGAACCAAAAAACTCTTCCCCAAGTATTAAATCTGAGGTTGTTCCAGACGCACTATCTAAACTTGAGAATACTATTGAAGGTAATGTGGGATCTGAAATATTATCAGACTCATAAATTCCTACAATTTTATTTACATCACATTGGTTCAAACAAATTTCTTCATCTTGAACTCTTGTGCCATAAGCATAATTTCCATATTGCAATCCATCATTTAAAGTCGTGGTTCCTATTCCGGAAGACACATACTTTGACTTATTTACTATTATTGAGTTTACTCTATTTCTATTTTTTACTTTAGAAGAAATGTTAGTTTTCCTTAAAGTTGCTATTAAACGTGCATTTCCATCATTACTCAGACCTTTTATTGTTATTGAAGTTGATGCTGAGATATCAATTTTATCTGGAGTAAGTTCTTCAGTTACTCCATTAGAATTTGTTAAGCAATATCTTTCTTCGTCAAAAGGTAAGAATGTAAGGTCATCTCCAGCAGCCTGTGTCAATTGACCTGCTGTAACTACAACATCATACTGCTTTCTGACAGTTAAGTCAGAATCAGTTAAATCTACAGAGCTAATATTTGCCTTTGGTAGTCTTGTGTAAAGAGTGTTGTCTGAGGATCTTTGATATGATGATTTTAAAATCTTAAAGTCTGGTGGTGATATTTCTGTATTTGGCAATATGCCGCTACAAACTCCAGCAACAGTTTCAATATTTTCTATTCTTATCCCAGAACTTGATATGCTAACAACTTTGGAATAATTTGGAAGTTGAGAACCTGGATTTGTAAAAGAAACTAAAGAATTTATTTTTAAGGAATTTGAAAAATTATAGTCTGCTGAAGTTACAAAACTTTGACCCAAAATATCTGCGGAAGTTATTCCTACAAATCCAACATCAATAGAAGTATTTTGTTTTACATCAGCACTAAAGATGTAAGTTCCTGCGGTATCTGATCCATATACAGATTTTACATCGCTTGGACTATACGAATTTACACTAGTAGATATTCTTGTATTTTCTATTCCATCAAAAGTAAATGTTTCCCCAATTACAAAATTTCCACTTGAGTTATAAGCAGTAATAATTCCAGAGTTTGAAACATCAAACCTTAAATACGCAACAGCTCCACTAGAATTTCCTTTAATTCTAGTTGGTGTTTGTAGTGTTATAGGCTCATTTAATGTAATTTCTGTATATGTTTGTACGTCATATAAAGAAAGATCCCACTCATTTGAGTCTGGAAAATTTGTGCTATATGAACCAGATTCTAATGCAAAATCATAAACTCTTGCAAGACCAATTTCTTTTCCTGAAGCAACGGTTTGATCTGAACCAACTCTATCTTGCTGAAGGCTGATATAGTAATCTGAAAAACCTACCTTTGGAGATCCATAAACTCTATTTAATGTGTATGTAGGTCCTGTAAAATAGTTTATACTTTGCTTCTCTAAAGTTTTTGTCGTTCTTGGTTTTTTGAAATCCAAATAGGTAGAACCTATTGTCTTTACTTCAAATCCAAGGACATATGCTTTTGTTGGAGATACAACATAAGTACCTAAACTCTCGCTTGGAGTATTTCCATTATAAGTTTCTCTGTCGGGAGAAAATACACCATTATTTCCTTTAAAGTTATTTAAAGTTTCTTTTAAAACTAATTTTGGCGATCTTACATAGTAATTTCCAGATTCATCGAAGGTTCTTCTTGCAAATTCTTCTGATATTTCACTATACTGAGTAAGATTTCTTGAAGTTATTTCAACTCCATCTCTTATCTCTGAAATTGTTATAAAATCATTACTTGAGTTATCATTTAAACCTACTTTATCTAATCTAGCGGATACTTTAAATCTATCAGCTCCTGGAGCAGCAAAGTTAGAAAATCCGTTCGAATTATCATTCAAACTGGGATCTTGGTCTGAAGTTATTATCTTTTCACTTATTCTAAGTCCAACCTTAAAATTACCTTTATTTTTATATTGGTCTAAAAGAATGGTTGAAAAGTTTACATTAACAAAAAATCCTCTAATAAAAAATGTACCATTTTCAATAGTTGCAGCAGAAGCTAATCCAGTTGCATCAAAATTTCTAGTTAAACAAAAACCTTCTCCTGCAGCAAGAGAAAGTTGCACTCCATTTGATAATGATACGGATTGTCCATCAGTTGGAAAATTTGACTCAACTGCCAAAACTTCTCCAGAAATAAACCTTTCACTTCTAGCACTATCGGTTCCTGGACTAATATATTTTACATATAAAGTTGTTGAACCAATATAAGAATTTCTATTTGATATGCTAAAAATTATCTCTGCTCTTACTCCACTAGTCTTTCCAAAAATAATTGTACCATTCAGAGCCTTTATAATAGTATTAACATCATTTCCAAAATATAAGTTCTCTAAAATTACATAATCTAATCTATTGTTGTAAGATAACTCTCCACCTAGAACTCTAGAACCATCTGTAAAAATATGGGTTCCAAATCTTTCAATTTGCTTTTGGAGTATTGACTGTAATGTAGTTAGCTCTCTTGCTTGAACAGGATAACCTGGTTTAAACAATACTCTATGATAGTCTACAGTACTATAGTCATCAAAATATGGATATACGTTTAAATTAGTTTCCTGTGGCATGATTTTTTACTTAGAATTGTAAAATAACCTTAATATCTTCTTTTTGATTTGCAGACCTAATTACTGATGGTCTGTTATCGACATATATTATGTTTCCTGAGTATTTTTCAACCTCTGGATTTGATATGCCTGAATCAAAATTTTGTCCTAGATTATATGTTGTCGTATTATTTATGACTGTTGTGATACCAGAAAAACTGGTATCAATGTCTAAATTTATACTCCCTCCAGAAATTGTTAAAGAACCGCCAGTATCTGGGGAAGATGTAAAGTTATTAACTTTATATCCAAAGTCTGGATCTGTTGAAGATAATTCTAGTGTTGCTGTATTAAAACCAACAAGCGATCTATCTTGCCAATACTTTAGGACTCCAGTTTTGTTGTCATAGTATATTACTCTAGCAACAACTGTGACTCCAACACCAATTGTTTGTGTGATTATTTGATTTTCTGCAAAAATAGCATTTTCATAATCTAAAGAAGAAGTAATTCCAATTAATTTTATTGCACCCAAAGAACTTGCTTTATCTACGCTAAGAAGTTGCTCGGAAGAATATTTTTTCGGATCCTTTATAACTCCTATGCGAGCAACTTTATTACCGACAACAAAATCTGGATTTAAGATATCATTTTCTATTCTGGAGTATATCAATACATTATATGCACCAAGCTCTCGGTATATGTCTGCCCCATGACCTCCTGGAGGTGGTATTACTACCTCAAATACGGGTTTATCTGAAGCACTAGGTATCACTAAACCTCCTGAAGCAAGATCTAACTTTCCAAAAGTATATCCAGATCCTCCGGATGTTATATTTACAGATTCTACAGTGGAGTCTTCTCCAACAACAACTGTTGCCTTTGCTCCAGTACCATCTCCAACTATATCTATATTAGTATAAGTTCTTTTTGATCCTAAATTTGAACCTCTATTTTTTATAATAGCAACTTTTAATTGTCCACTAAATTTTGCATTGTCTCTTATTAGAGAATAATCTGCAGAACTCCAATCTAAAGGAACTGGAATGTAGTTTAAAGAATCAAATTTTACAACTTCACTGGGTTTTAGAGTATATAGATACTTCCACAAATAACCATCTCCACTATCTCCTGCAGTTCTTGGCTCCAGATCTGTAAAAGTTGGTTCATCTAAAGAAGGTCTTCCATCTGGATTATCTGGGTTTATTCCATTGTTAAGACAAATATAAACTCTATATTCACTGTTTATTACATAATAGTTCGCAGAATATAAACTAGTCTGTCCAGTAGGGGATGAAGTTTTATCCCTACTTACATCATTTCTGTACATATCATAAGTGGTCCCGGAAGTCCACTCATTCTTTCTCACAACTCTTCTAACGTCATTTTCTTTATTGACCTTTTTCAGGGCAATAATAGTATCCCAAATATCATTAGAGTAATTAAAAGAATCTATTGGTGCATCTGGTGATGCATCCCAATTTGGATTATAATCGGATGCATTTGTCAAACCAACAAATGTATAATATGCGGTATCTGTAGAACCAATAGAATTTACAAGGTTTTCCGAGTTTAATATTCTAAATTGATCAGTTATAATTGCTGACATTTATCTTAAAAATTTTAAAACTATTTATTAGACAACGGTATAGGAATTATTTTTCAAAGGATTAACTCTTTTTACTGTTGGACTGCTATTCAAACCAACAACTCCATTATTCAAATCAACAACAAATTCTTTAGGATCACTTCTTTTTTCTGCTTCAATAAGACCCCAAGTAAATTCCCCAAAGAATTTATTTTTTCCAATTCCAGATAGTCCATTATAACTGCTTAAACTTACAGTAACTTCTACCATGCTAACTGGGAAACCTGCAGGGAAGCTGTATCCAAGTTCAACTACGTTTGAAACATTTAAAACTTTATATACATTATCCAAGAACAAAGTTCCAATTCCAACAACATTTCCAGTCTCGTCTAAAGAAACAACTCCATTGCCCACATTAGAATTAAATACTTCAAAGTAATAAGAATCTTTAATTGAACTTTGAGTAATTGTTGGGTTCGTATATTTTGAATCTCTCAAAGGGGAATCTGAAGGTATTAGTAATTGAAATACCAATCCAGTAAGCGCATATCCAACAGAAGTTGTTGTAATTCCACTAATTATTCCAAAGTCTCCACTGTACCTGACATCTTTAATATACTCTTTATTAAAGTTTGGCGTTTCTACAATTACTAAAGGTGTAGTATCTGTAGTGTATCCAAAACCTGGATTTGTTATACTGATACTAGAAATAGAACCAGAAGAAATTGTGGTAGTTGCTTTAGCTTGTCCCGTAGTACCAATTCCTATTGGACTTGCAATTGTCAATGAAGGAGCATCCAAATATCCAGAACCACTATCCAATATGTTTACTGAAGTTATTGTCCCTGCAGTTGATACTACTGCAGACAATACTGCAGTCTTTTTGTCAACATTTTCTATTATTTCTATTTGATCGATATATGAAGTTAAAGCATTTTCATTTTTATAATCAAATGTTTGACTGAGAGTATTTACAAATATCATGGTGCTTCCAATACCAACACTCTTTATTAAACTGGAAACTGGGTTTATTCTTGGTTCATATTCAACTCTATTTTTTGTAACATATACACCATTTATTTTAAAATCTTCTGTTTGTTTACACCAAGCAACTGGTCTAACTGTTTCAAAGTTTGATGAAATTCCAATAGAAGAATATAAGTTTGTGTCTACCGCATTTGGCGAAAATATGCTATCTACAATTCTAGATTCTTGGGAAAGCTTAGGATTGTTGCTAACTATTTGAAGTGTATCTCCTTCCTTTATAGTATCTTCAATATCAACATCAACAACATCTATTCCATCAGTTCCTCGATAAAAAATAACTTTACATTCATCTCCTTCTTTAGGAGCTTCTGTAAATACTATTCTGCTTCCTCCCGAAAGTGTATAAGACTCATCAGGAACTTGCAAAACATCATTTAAGAATATTAAAATTGTTGCTTTAACATCTATTTCAGAACCTTTTTTAGATATTATAGAGAAAATATTTCCATTGTCGGTTAAGAAAAAGACCTTTCTCTTACCATCAAATTTTGTACTAAAGTTATCTAATAATTTAAGTCCTCCAACATACCAACCAGAAAAATTATCTTTAGTAACTTTATCAATTATAATTGAAAACTCTTGGAAAGTTTTTGTTGAATCTAAAGGAATTCCATTTGGATCGCCAGTTTCAACTGTTAATATATCGCCAGCACGATATGAGTATCCGTAGTTTGTTATAGTAAAGTCTACAACACTAGAACCTTGACCAACAACTATATCAATTTTTGCTTCAGTTCCAAAACCTGCAGAGTATGATGGTGAATATATTAAAGGAATTCCTGAATATGAAAGTGGATAATCAAAAACTACATCAGGAGGATTTGTTGATGTGTATCCTGAACCAGGATTAGTTATACTAACTCCAACAATGCCTCCATTTTGAACCGTAGCTGTTCCAATAAATTCTATATTTGGAATTCCAGAACTATATGTTTGAACACCAACTCTTACTGTTGGTTGAATTCCAACCCTATATCCAGATCCACTGTTTCCAATACTTACTGAGCTTATTGTTCCTGCAAATGAAACTATTGCAGTTCCACCTGCAGCAACAAGTGGTTGATATCCAAAACCATTACTGGAAGCGATAGAAACGGGTATTCCACCTCTTGGCACTGATGAGTTATTTGCATCATAAGAAACTGAAGTTGCAGTTCCTGTAAAGTTTAATTGAGTATTTGTTAAATTCTCCGTTAAAGTAAAGTCGTTTTCTGGTATTTGTAGTATATTGTTTATCAGTATGATTGACCTATCTGTAGAAATTCCTAAAATATCATTACCGTTATTTTTTAAAGTAAAATCTTTACTTACAGCATTAAAATCCTCAGATATATCGTCAAACAAATAATTTTTTTCGTAAGTTTCAATATTACTGTCAGGAATACCAGAACGAATAAAGACTCTTCCCTGGAAAGAAGACTTTACTTGATCGCTACTCACAACACTTCCAAATTCATTTGCGCTTATTGTTTCTCCATAAGGAGCAGATCCAAAAAATATTGTGCTCCCGACTATATTATAATTTCCTTCAATTTTTTCTATAATACTGTTTGGAGCATGAGATTCTATTCCTGTGCCAAAAACTCCTCTGTTTACAAATACCAAACTGGATCCTGCGTCAACAGAATTAATTTTCATTATTTCATTTTCAATCTGTATAAAATCTCCAGAAGAAAAACCATCAACATCCAAGAATGTGAGTTCTGAACTTGAACTGTTATTTAAAAGTTGATTTTGTAAAGTACTTAGACCAACAGAGCTTTTATAAATTGGAGATTGAATGACATTATCTATTGCAATTATGCATTTTTGATTTTGGTTTGTTGATGTAATATAATGAGTTTTTCCTATTCCGAGTGAAGTAAAATCTATAAATTTTGGAGATGTTGACAAAGAATTTTCAGCACTGGTTGATAACTTTATAGTTTTCGAATCGACCTTATACACATAAAGGTCTCCGGATAACTTGTCAGTTAAACCTACTCCATTAATTGTAGTTAAAGCAATTCCAATAGAACTAAAAGTATTGTCTTTGTTAATATCATTGGATCTGTATTGTACTTTTTCTCCAGTAACAAAGAAATGATTAGGTATTGTTATAGAATCTTTACTTAAATTTACTACAGAAGAAAAATCTGCTCTAAAAAGTTTTTCAAATATAAAGTCGCCTTTATATTTTAAATCAAATCTAGTTTTATCTGCACTCCCAAATATTGCCAAACCGCTACTAATAGCGGAGTTTTCTAAATTTAAAGTTGTTGGGAAATTTGAAAACTCAAAATAACTTATAACATTTTGAAATAACGTAACCTCAACATTCCTTCCCGGATCTGGAGTATATACTATTTCTACTTGGTTTGGAGATAATATTCTTCTAGTGTCAAAGTTTCCTAAAAATCCAGAAGTAAATGTGTTTCCATATTCTATAAAATTACTATCTGTAGAACTGTTAATTACAAAAAGTTCCAATATTTCTACTTGATTTGTATCAGTATCTACTACTTGAGATATAATGTATGATGCCTGATAAACATCTGCATCATAAGAACCAACAACTACTGGTATAGGAGATATACTAGATGTAATTCCAGTCTTTGTAGATTCCAAATTTCCAGATCTTAAAGAAATATTTCCATCACCAGAAAAACTAGTTGATGCAAAGGATATGGAAACTGTATTTGTAATAACTTCACCTAAGGAAACATGGTCTGGATAAAAATCCACATTTATATGAGATCCTGAAACATACACATCATAAGTCCCCAACCCAGAAAGTGCTGGGTCATTATCAAAAACAAGTTGTCCAAACTCAGAGAATGCAACATCGTTGATATTTTTGTCTAAAGCTACACTCAATTCCGTGTACTCATAAAAATTGTTTGATGTTGATATTTCTACAAGTATTTTTGCTGAAGTAAAATCTGTGGGTATCTTTGTTATTGTTCCTACAGTTCCCGTTCCAATATTTTTATATGAAGTGGCAATACTTACAATATTTCCTATGGAAACTTCCGTAGAATCTTCTATATCTCTTTTTATATCATAAGTAATAAAACTATAGTTGTATTCGTTTATTCTTCCATCTAAAGGAACAAACTTAAGAACATTTTCACCTCCAATATCAACAACATCAAAAGAACCTAGTTCATCTTCTGTAAAAACTTTTGCATATGAGGATGTAAATAAGTCTGTTCCATCAGTCAAAGATGCAATAATAGAAGATTGTCTTCTATCAGAAAACCTATCATCCAATACATTTAAAAATAACTTTTTAGATCTTATGTTTGATGCCATTTCTTTACTTAAATATTAAAATGAGGTTACGAATGTTGCTGGCAGGTTGGTATTAAATTCATTACTTATATCATCTATCAACAAAACTCTATTTCCAATAGACTCTGAATAATCTTGCAGAATTCTCGACTCAAAATAAATTTGATCGGACGATAAGATTTTATCAATATAGAAATAATTTTCAGTTACTAAGTCATAATCAAATAAACAATTAACATTCACCTGACTATTTAAGTCAATAACAATATCAGTTGCTTCTGACCTTTGAACAGTTGTAATGCCAGAAAAAGAATCTGGAGTAGATACTACTTGAAGATCGCCAAATTTTTTAAACCCTACTGTATGATTTAAATTGCTTACAGTAAAGAACCATTTGTCTAGAGGTATTTCACTCTTGAGGGAATATGAAAAATATTGATAATAATCATTATCAGCAATTTTTTGAGTTGAATTATTTAAAAATCCAGTATCTTTATTCCATCCACCAATAACTCTAGAAGATGAACTTATATCATAGTAAAATTCTAAACCACTATTCTCTTTAATAAATGCTGATGTATTTGAAGAAAGTCCTCTTATTATCTCTTCATCTTCAATTTCGAATGCAGTTTCAACTTTTAGAATTTCATTTTTACTGTCCCAACTGACAACCTTTCCAGTTTTATTTCCAAATTTTACAACTTCTCTTACACTAAAATCATTTTTGACAAGTTGAACATTAAATTTTGGAAAATACTTCTCTGGTGTTACTATTCCAGAAGAGTTCTCCACATCAAATGTGCCAGGAGTAAGAGAACTGCTTAAGTATTTTTCTATAGAATATTTAATTGTTGGTAATGGTCCAGAAAGATCTACTTCATTAATTTCAAACAAGGAATAATCATATTCTTTAGAATTATATGTAATTCCAGAAGTTGTTGAAGTTCCCTCTACAATTATCTTATCACCAACTTCAAATGGGAATTCTTCCAAAGTAAAAACTTTATTTAAAGTTAAAGTAACTTCTTTTGTTGATGGATTATATGATGCTAATGATATTTTAATTCCGTTAGTATTTCTTATTGGAATTATGTCTGGAGTTGTATTATAAAAACCTTTTGTATTTTTTATAATAGTTACCTTATATTTTTCTATGTCATAGTCTAAAACTAAATCGTCAATTAACTCTCCAGTAAAACCATCTTTAACTATTAAAGTTGGTGATTTTTTATAAAAACGTCCAACAGAAGATATTCCAACAGAAGCAAGTTTTGATAGAGGTTCTACTCTAATTGATAACGGAGCTTTTACTCTAGGGACAATTGTATTATCTACACTGTATTCATATCCAATATCAACAATTTCAGTATTTTTTATAGAACCAACACTAGAAGAAACTGGTAAAACTATAGCTCCAGTTCCCTCTTGAGAATCTATTTCAATTATTGATGGCAGGGTTTCATATTCAAACCCTCCAGAAATTCTATTAAAACTTGATATTTTTCCTTTAGCAGTCGATGAATTTGTTGTGTACGAAATAGAAGAATTTGAAGTATTATATGTTGAAGATTCATTAGTATCACCTATACTAAAAGTAAAAGTATCTGTACCAACTCCAGATAAAGTTTTTGTTCCATAAAATACACTAGTTCTTAAAGAAATTAAGTTATTAAAGATAACTTCTTCATCTACCTTACATTCCTTCTTAATCCTAGAATTTTCTGGGTTTTGATCTGGAACCAAATTATAATAAAAATTGTCAGGGAAAGTGTTATCAATTAAAATTTCAACTTTTGCATTTGAATCTACTCCAATTATTCCAGTTTGCCTTATTTTGGAAATTTTATCAGAGTCTACTAAAAATAATCTATTTGATAAAGATTCATCAGTAAAAAACTCTAAACTAAATGAAGGTATTCTTTTTCCCAATAAAGTAGATTCTACAGATAAAGAAGAATCTGAAAGATCTAAAATAATTTTAGAATTTCTTATGATATTTAACTTTGGATTTATTGGCGATAAAGTTCCGAAAGAAATTGATGATATAGTAACAAAAAATGGATTTTTCTTTGTTGCATCATATTGAGAATTGCACAATCTAATTCTATTTTCATCATAAACAGAAATATAATATATTTGATTGTCAGTCAACCCAGAAGAAGGTGAAGTTGAATTGTAGATTACTTTGTCTCCACTTATAAAATTGTGTGAGGGTATTCTTATTGTACTATAAGTCAAATCTATATCAGAAGAAATAAATTCTTTTTGATTGACAACTATTCTTCTATAGAAATCATTGTATTTGACCGAATATGTTGTGGAAATTCCTGAGTAAATTTCAATATCAACTTTATCGGTTGCTTTCAATAGAGTTGTAGATGCCGTTGAAACTAAAGCTTCATTTTTGTTTATATTGCAAAGTAAAGTATTGGTTTTTTCGGTTTTAAAACTATGATAAGTGCCAATTCCGGCACTATTAATGAATAATAGTCCACTAGATAAATCTGGGGACTTATACTCCCCAAAAGTAGACAAACCGACTTTTACTGTAGAAATTCCTACAAAGTCCTTTCCTAAGTTTGTTATATAAAATCTATCTCCATCATTTACAGATGAAATGCTAGTTCCATCAGTTGAAACTGCTATTGGAGAACCGTTGGATGTATATTCTACAATAGTTCCACTTTTTAAATTATGATCTTTTAAGTAAATGTATCTAGGATTGATTGTTATAGAAGTTACTCCAGATCCAGGACTTCCAAAAACTTTTAAAGATTTTTCAGTACCAAAACCGATAGACTCTACAGGATCAAAATAATATTCTCTATTGACATCATATTTAAAATCTGAATTTGGATATTCAAGAACTATCTTATTAGACTCTTCAACTAAAACAGTGGAAACTGAATGTGAGCTTATTGCAGTTGAGTTATATCCTCTAAGAACTCTAATTCTTGAAGTTGCCTCATCAACATTTAATATTTTTACTTTTTCAGATTCTAGAGTATAAACATCGTTTTCTTTAATATTTGGATAAGTTAAGCTTCCATCAACACTAAAGTAAGTAACTGTTTTTGTCGGATCGTCATTGACATCTAATGATAAAGATAATGTGTTTTTTGGAATCGTTGGTTTGAATTGCCCTCGTAATTGGTCATTAATTATAGATTTAACAACCAGTAAGTCATTATTTTTTAAATTATGAGTCTCTGTACAGAAACCTATTATTCTATTGTTTCCCCTGTATGAAGTAAACTCAACATCTTCAAAAGTTGTTAATAATGGTTCTAAACTAATAACATCTTTTCCATAAATTTTTCCAACCTCAAAAGATGCTCTAGAACCACCAGTCCCACTGTTGTCAAAAATTACAGAATCTCCGATAGAATAATTATCACCACCAGATATTATTTTGATATCATCCAAACTTGAAGAGAATGTAGATTTTATTTTAGAATTTTTTAAATCATAAGTTTTATTATTATTTTCTAAAAACTTATATTCGGATCTTGAGGATGTCAAATTGTAGGGATTGGTATTTCTCAATATGTTGGGATTTAAAAAATTAAATCTTTCTTGATTTGTTCCAATCTCAAAGTTTTCTTTTATTGGGTTTGAATAAAAGTTTTTACCAACAACATAGGGAAATCTTGGAACTTTGTCTCCATTAAATATTCCAACACCAATGTTTGTAGTTGTATTTAAAGTTTCATCTTCTATTGTGGTAAAATATGCATAAGTTCCATTTGGATACTCTGGAGTTATGCAAAATCTGCCATTATTTTCGTCGAGGTCTCCTTCACCAGTAAAATTGTAGTCTTCTACAAAAAATCCTGCAGGATATATCTTTCTATCTGGTCTACCTGGATATTCATCTTTCGGGTCAGAGTAACCCGAATTTATTTTCTTAATAGTTGTAGAATTTAAAGACTCGTACCCATATGGACCATAAATCGGATTTCCATCATATGCCCAACCAACAATTGGAGAATGATACTTATCTTCACGAGAGTCGTTTAAATAATCGCTTCTATATTGAATCTTATCGTCCTGAGTATATTCTGAAAGAAGTTTTTTTCTAAGTTCTCTTGGTGTGTAAAGGTGAGTATATTGCAAACCATATTTTGGATTTAAACCTCTATAAGCAACACTATCATCAAAAGAAATTTTATCCGATTCTAAAAGACGTGTAAAGTTATTAATAGTCCAAGTTTTAATATTACCTCTTAGTTTACATCCAACTCCTGGAGTTAAAATTTCTATTCTTGTAGTATCACTATTGTAAGATTTTCCACCATAGACCACTTTAACTTCTTTTAGTTTTCCATCTTCTATAATAGAAACTAAAGAAGCTCCAGAACCAGTTCCAAAAATTAATATATCTGGAGGAGTAATATATCCAGAACCAGAATCTGAAATTAAAACTTCAACTATAGAACCATTAGATATTACCGGAACAACTTTAGCACCACTTCCGCTATTTAAATTAAACTCAGGTTGGCGATTATAATTTATAATATCTGAAGAACCATATCCAACACCATTATTATCTAAGAAAATAGATTTTACTTCTCCTCTAAAGTATGGAAGTACTTCGGCATTAAATTCTTTCTGGTTTACTGTAGAAACACCTACGCTTCCACTTATAGTAACCTTTATTGGTTCATAATTGAATATGTGCCTTCCTTGTCCGCCATCATTAAAGTTAATATATTGCTTAGTATCATAAAAGAAACTTTTTGCAGTAGTACCAATTCCTATATTTGAAAGTTTAAACCTTTTTTCATCCAGTCTTGTTACATAATAACTCCCTGTGCTAAGTCCTGATATTGGAGTTCCTTCATAAGAATATGTTATTATTTCCCCACTCTGATAAGGATGTTCATAAACTCTAATTTCATCAAATGCAGTGTTTACTCCAGTTGGGTTAACTATAATTTTTTTATTTTTATATCCAAATCCTGTATTTAAAACAGATATCGAACCAATACTAAATTTTTTCTTTTCAGATTTTATTGTATGGTTACCTTCACCAAAACTTGTAATATCAACTTCATTGGTGTTATTAATTGAATCCTCTTTTCTATCAAAAAGTCTGATAGTAAAGTCATCAACTACATTTACATAATAATCTGATCCACTTTTAAGTCCTCCAATTTCTGTTTGTCCGTTTGAGTTATAGTTTACTTTCTCTCCAGTAAATAATTTATGGAAAGTGCTAAAACCAATTTGATTAAAGGGATCTGTAGGATTAATTCTTGTATTATTTACGCTAGAATCAAAAACTACTGAGTTATCTAAAGGTATTAATTTTACTTCAGCTTTTGCTCCACTTCCAGATCCGCCAGTAATAGTGACCAAAGGATTTTCAATATAATCGTAACCAGGATCAATAACATCAATTCTAGTTAAAGAACCCTCTACGCCACAATGCCCTGTTGCAGAAGAACCAATGCTAGAAGAAATTTCTAACTTTGGAGGTTCTGTTACACTATAGTTTATGCCTCCATCAATAACTTCTATAGATTCTAAGGGGCCATAAAATATTTTATCACTCGATTTATAATTTAATAGTTCTACACCATTTAAAAATATTCCAGTACAACCAAATTCTGTAGCATCCTTTCTATCAGATGTCTTTGGTTTTGTTAATCTTCTTATTAATTTTTGTGGTCCTACTACATCAGGAACTCTTTTTATATCAGAAAACCTTAGGAGGCTTATAAAATTATTTTTTAACGTCTTAGAGGTTCCTGGGGACAATAAATTTACAAAAGCATTATCAAACCTCAATCCTAAAGACTTTTCAATATTTTCTTTACTTCTAGATAACTTAAACTCAGAAGAAGACTCTCTCTTTACATAGTAAACTCCAGTTTCTATAAGTAATTTTTCATCTTCATTTTCTCCAGTAAACGTATATAAAACAGCGTCTCCAGTCAAAAACCCATGATTTGGTTGGGTTATGGTTATTCCATCAAAAGAGACTTTGGAGATTTCAAATTTAAAGTCTTTTACTGTATTGAAAGAATTTCCGTAATTTGGTAAAGAATTTGATGCAACGTATAAAGACTTTTCAGTTTTATTTTTATATACGTTTATAACATCTGAAGAATATTTTTCATCATATAGTGAAGTAACTTTTCTTACGCTAAAAATTTTATCAATAGACTTTTGTGAATTGTTTATTTTAAATTCTTTTGTTGGCACAGAAGTCTCTGATACCAACACCCCATCAAAAATTTCAGTTTGTCTTTGATTGTTTGTTAATGAAAAATAGTCAACTTCTACAGAGTCTTTATTGTAAATATTGGTATTATCATATGTCTTAATCGTATAGCTAAAACTAGATCCTGTATCTTTTTCTTTTGTTATACTCTCTACTTCACAATTTACCGAAACGTTAAATATCCAGTCATTAGATTTAAAATCTTTAGGATCATCATATCCATATCCAACAAGTTTTATTGGGTCGTCTTTAGTATATCCTTTTCCATTTTCTATAATATTTGTATTAGATACAACTCCACCTATCCTAAAACTTATTATGCTTCCAGAACTTGAGTATCCAAAAGCAAAAACATCCAAAAGAATGTCTTCTCCAGAAGACAAATCCTCTATTATATTCGAGCATTTATTAAACTGAGTTAATGACTTCTCTTCATAAGTAATGACAAAGTATCCATTAAGTCCCTTATATACTAAAGTTCCACTTTCCGGAAACCCTACAGTAGAATCTACATTTATATAATCTGATCCAGTTAAAACTTTTTCTTTTATTTTTGTTTTTGGATGAATTGAAAAATCGCCAAAAACTGTTCCGATAACATTAATATCTTTATTAAAATCATTATCTAATTTTAATACATGATATGGTTTTCCATTTCTAATAATTCTTTGAACATCAGTTACTGTACCAAAAGCTTTGGAGATATTACCTTGCTGTTGATCTTGGAATATTGTTCTATTTTTTAACTCTTCTGCAGATCCATTAATTTCTTCTACTATAAGATCTTTTGTTATTCTATATTGAGCATCTGAAGGTTGTATTAAATAATCTCTTGGTTTAATTACCTCTACAGAAGCACCAAATAAAACTCTGAACAATATTTTAAAAGACTCGTCAGTGCCTTTTGAAGAATAAAAATCTTTTGAATTTTTTAAAAAGGTTCCAGAGTTTAAAGATGAAAATAATTTTCTACCTTCAAACCCAGGTAAAAACTGCTTTTTAACTTTATTGTAATACTCTTTTAAAAATAATATACTTAGGTTAAATACGTTTTTTGGAGATTCTTCTGTACCCTGAAGATGTGTTTGTGTAAGAGTATCTTCAAAAATAAAGTTCTCATTTTCTCCATAAGAAGAAATTCCACTAAATCCTCTAACACACTCTTCAAATGAAGTGTTGGTCTTACTTTTATAAAGAATAATTTCAGAGTCTATTTTAATTAGACCATACGTGTCAGGAAACCCTTCAGTAGACTCAACATTTATTGTATTGCTAAAAAGATCAACATCACTTTTTAATACAGTAAAACCTACCAAGTTTGATATTGAATCGACCTTAGTCTGCTTATCAATATTTGTAAGGACATCATAAGCACCACCTTGAAGGTCTAATGACTTATAATACTCTTTTAAAAATTCTTGGACAAGAGGAAAATTCTCCCTTACAAAAGATGGGAGTTGATCTTCTACTATTGAATTGATTTTTATTCTTGTATTATCCATTTATTATCTTCTTACTAGGTCTCCATTAAAATAGCTTGATGTGAAAATGTAATTTGAACCTGAGGAATCCGAACCAGATTCTATATTGTCAGGAATCATTCTTATCTCAGCTCTATTACTATCTAGTTGTAAATAAAGATCTTGTAAACCAATAATATCATTTGATTTTGGTATTGCTGAAATCTCTATTATTGGAGTTCCTCCTGAAAGTTTTTCTGTTGAAATTATATTAAGAGCAAACGTTCTTATCTCACCTTTTATATAATTTATTGTGCCAACATTTTCTATGAGTATTGTGGGTTCAGAATCTGAATCTAATGTAAACAAAACTAAAGTGCCAGTAGTTAAATCATTATTAGGAGAGTCGCCAAAATAAACTGGCTGTTCTACACCAGAAATAGTAAAACCGGACGATTTAATATTATATCCATCAGAATCTGCAAAAAATCTATTCCCAAAGCATATTTCATATTCTGCAAGTTGATTTGGGAATATCTTTAAGTCTCTCCTCATTTGAACTTTTGTAATATTGGAGGTTACTGATGGGTCAGAGTTATCAATTATATTTTGATATCTACTATACTTAAATCTGGCACCATACTTATTAATCTCACTGGATCTTGAATAGTTAAAAATATTTTGAAGAATTTGTGTTCCTACGGTTTGAGGAGAAGATGTCAAGTTTTGATTGTAATATACGCTAGAGAAAGTTTCAAGATAAAGAATTTTTGCATCTAAAATTTCTGGAACTATTCCTGCTACACTATATTTTTTTAATTCTTCCTTTATATTGTCTTTAACCGCGTTTGAAACAAAAGTTCCAAATGTTGGTTTTATTGTTATAAAAACTTTACCAAACTGTGGAGGGTCTAAGTCTTCTCCACCAAATACGTTTACAGATTCTGCTTCTGGATAGATTTTAGGAACAATTACTTCATAGTCAGATGAAGTAACTGCACGATTTTGTGCAGAGTAAAGTCTTGGTGCAAAGTTTTTTATTGAAGATACAGATTCTACCTCCGAACCTCCAGTAGAACTTGATTCTGTCGCTATAATAGATATTCCGCTTCTAATCAAATTGGAACTTCCATCTACAATTCTTCCCGAGAATGTAAATGAGGTAAACCCATTACCTTCTTCGCCATTAGTTACAAGATAAGAAGCTTCGATAAAGTTGTCGTTTTCTAGTTTTGTTCCAATTACACCATCCCCAAAAATTAACTCATAACTTTGGTTTTGGACTTCTTGAATAAAGTAAACTTTTGAATTTGAGTTTACTTGTAAAATATTTGGAGCATTTATAAACTTTCTAGATGAAGTACTCCTCTGAGAGTCTCTTACACTGACTCTTAGAGTAGAAGTATCAATATTTGGGTTATCTAAAATATATTTTTGATTTGGATTATTTGAACTTACAGTAAAAGTATTTTTTGTATAAGTTCCTTCGTAGATTTGAATTGAGTCAAATATTGCAATATTATTTACTACAGGAACGGTAATATCATCCAAAATGGAAAATACAAAATTATTTGAACCAAAAGAAGATGTAGTACAAACCAAACCTTTTTGTAGAGTTAATGTAAGTGGTTTGTTTGCAAGGTTTTCGGTATTTACGAAAAAACTTATGGTTGCTTTTGCTGCAGTTCTTGACTTTGGAACATATCCAATATTTCTTGCAAGAGATACTACATTCTCTCTAAGAGTAGCACTATCAATAAAAACCTCATTGCTAACCATATTAGCATTATATGAGGCAAGGTATGTGTTATATGCTAAAGTATCAATAATTACTGATAGGTTAGATCCCTCAAAGTCATAGTCAGTAAAATTTGAGTTTGATCTCAAATAGTCTTTTATGCCCGTTTTAATCTGATCGAAATCTAGATTGGTGAAGTTTACTAGTGCCATTATCGTGTCGGTAGTAATGCAAATGATAACTGTTGAGGTAAAGCTTCAATTCCAATTATATTGTATATTATGGTAACGTCAAACTGGTTACTGTCAAAATCCGGTTCTACTTTAATTTTAACCAATTCAACTCTTGGCTCATAATTTTCTATAGTATTTTTGATTTCACCTTCAATTGCAAGAGCAGATATGGAATCAATATTTTCAAATAAACTTTGTGATATCTTAGAACCAATATTTTGATTAAAAAACCTCTCACCAGGAACTGTATATACTAGATTTCTAATAGAGCGTGCTATTGCAGTTTCATTTTTTAGTGCAATTAAGTCAAAAGTCAAAGGGTTAGCCTGAAATGTCAGACTAACATCCTTAAAACTCTTACTAACGCGCTCTAAAGGCATCTAAAACTAATAATTCTATCTTATTTATCACCCAAAAATGGGTTCTGTTCCATATTCCCAGTCATCATAGTCATTATCATTGCGAATTTTTTCATGAATTTCTTTTTGAACAGAAAAATCATGCTTTTTGGGTGTCATGTCATCATTATTAATCTCACGAAGCATCTTTTTTTCTGGTACTTTGGTCCAATAGTCAGTAATAAGACCACTTGTGCCCCACATTTCTCTCATGTAACTTGAATCACGGTCTGGATTTGGGTGCATTGCCATCTGTTTTCTCCTTTTTGGGGTTGAACAGAACTTTTTACGGGGTTTCTATCCCGGAGTCAATGTAAAATCCTTTTCTTAAGTAATCTTTATCCTCAACAAAGTGTAAATTATCGTATTCTACCTTATCATTTTCTTTCCAAACTGGTATTGCGACTCTATTACCATATCTAAAGTCGGGATTTCTTCTAAAATGAACCTCTATAAGTCTATTTCCAATGAATTCGCAGTTGATCCACTCATAATCTCCAACCAACTCTTCTAATATTTGCGGAAATTCCACTTCCTTGTCTATTATATACCACTTTTTCCACTTATAGTAAGGATCATTAACATTTCTTTCACCTTTGACAACTAATTTTGCCTTTTTGTTCTGGTAATCAACACTTATGTGCTCACCTTCAAATATCTCACACCAGAATTCGGAAGGATGAAAGTGTTCAGTGTCCTTATCAATCCACTCCTTACGCGAAAATCGCCCCATACCAAGTAAATTAATACTTGGTCGGACGATATAATACCCCGAATATGGAACAGGCACCCCTGTAGGTCCACAGAGATGCCCTAGAAGACGATTTAAAATGAGTTTATTGTAAACCCATAAGTCTTTTGGATGTATTGAATTCCATTCTGTACAAGGTTCTAAATGGTACATCCAAAAGAAACTATTCTTTATCTATTTACCTTGACCACGATACTTTTTCTTGCGTCCATTACGAGATGTTGCTGAAAGCAATGTGCGAGCAGAACGACCTTGGCGAGTCTTTTTAGGAGGCGCCGGAGTAAAAACAGTCTTATTAAGTGCCATAAGTTAAATCTCCAATCAAATTACACGAGTTTTTTCATGTCCAACACGAATACGAGGATCGCACCAGATCTCAAATCCTTCTTCCTTTGCATCTAAACAGAAGGAAACATCCTCTCCACACATATCCTGAACTGCACCAGACTCAAAGACTTGCATCTTAGGTGCAAACCATGGATACTCAAGATTCTCAAAGACTCCTTTCTTAATCAATACCCAACCAAAACCAGTGTAGTCTACAGTAAAAGGCTTCTTACGCTTTGCCATGGTTTCAGTGGTCTCATGATTCATTACACCACCATTGTTACGGAAGTCATCCTCCTCCAACCAATGAGCAACTGAGGTCGTGCGCCCATCCTCTGTGGCGTACCACCCAGCTGTGATCTCACGTTCTGTGCCATCTTCAGAGAGTGCGAGATCGCAAAGTTGCCAAAACTTCTGAGCGTTGAAAACAATATCACTATCAATCCACAACTGATAGTCATACTCTAACTTGCCATCCCAAGGTTGTTGCTTCGGTCCTCTCAGAACATTTGCTCCAAGACACTTACAACGTGCAAAGTTAACCATCGAAGAATAGTCCTGAGAAATCTGAATACTCATTCCATTCTGTACCATGTCAAAACATAGTTGTACAAAACTCTTCAGAAATGTAAATGAACACCCACGACCAGGAAGACAAAATACAATACTCTTGCCCTTCATACGCTCCTTGATAGCGTCGTAGTCCCAATCCTCAGACTTTGTAACCTCTGGTGGTTTCGCTTTTACAGTAAATCCTTTTGCCATTTCTTTAATAAAACCTCAATGTCATTTTAGTCCCAATATTTATATCTGTCAATAAGAACTCTCATGTGTGAGCTCGGCGCTTCTTACTACCTTTTCATACTGTAAGTCCTTCTTACCAACCTCTGTGTATATCTCTACAAGATTATTGAGAGATTCCCATACTACTTTAAACTCTTCTTCCTTTAATGAATGGTATATGCAACGATCCTTTGCATATATGTGATAAACATTTTCCGCCATAAAAAAATTTTCAGAATTTTTTTCTCTGAGTCTCATTTTGAAACTGAATTATATATCACAACTACGCAAACGCCCACTAGCATAAAAAACGGAAATCGGAATATCTCAAAGAATCTCCCCGGATATCGTATCAACCATCCCGCAAAGACTACCTTCCAGAAATTCCAATAAGGGTCACGGTGTCTTCTCATAATACTCTCGGCGGGGTTCTCATGGTTTTTACTCGGCGAAAAATTTTTTGATCCTTATAGTTCTCTCGCGTTTTGTCACCTCTGTAGGTTAGGGTAGTTTATGGTTTTTATACGGGCACGCCGGATTATAACAATAAAAAATATATCGCATATACTGCTGATACGAATAACGAATAAACTGCGATTACACGAATAAAGAATAACGAATAAAGAAGGGGTGCTAAGTATAAGCACCCCGCACAACTATCAGGCAGCAGCGATAGGCATAAGCACCTCAGATTTGATGCTGTTGTTCACAAACCGACCGACAGATTCGCCGCTCTCAATAACCTTGCTCAAGGAAGTCACGAACTGTGCAACATCGTTGAGGGTGTAATCGTAGGAACGGTTACCCTTAAAGGTCAGAGTAGCGGTGTTGTCGTTGATAGCGATGTTCTCGATAGCGGTGCTGTTGGAGATAGCGAATTGCATGATCAAAAAAGTAAAGAATCAGTGTGGAGTTTTGGAGTCTTTAGGGCGCTGCCGTTCCCCTTACACCTTAGTGGCAATCTCAAAGTGAGTAACTTTAATTGTCACTCACTAAGTATAACTCACCCGAATGCAACTTGCAGGGCGGAGCGATACGAACGAACCTCCGAAATAGCGTCTTTCACGAACGGAATCACGACGGTTTGAGTATAAGGAATCGCGACATTACGAACCCAAGTTTTGACTGCGCGGAACGCAATCTTGGTGCGGGTGCTCATACGGTGCTCAACCCACTTCTCAGAGGCAAGAGTGTAGACAGCGGCGACAATCGCACAGACCATGACTACAGTATCCATAAAGGAATTGTAGTGCTTTTTGTAATCGATGCCCATGAGGAAAGAGATGAGGGCAGTAGCGGGGGGGAAGGATTTCATGATAAAGAAAGAGTTTAGGTGGGGCGGTGAGCGCCCCTTACACCTAAGAGGCAATCTCAAAGTGAGTAATTTTAATTGGGAAGTCCTTAAGTATAAAGAACTCCCCCGCAATCTCAGACCGCTTGCAACAACTGAGCGCGGATTGCAGAGTTCACAAACCGACCGACAGATTCACCCTCGGAGATGACATCGTTGAGGTCATTCTGGAAACCAACGACATCATGACAGTTGTAGGTATAGTCACGATCACCCTTAAAGGTCACGGTAACCTTATCATCAGCGATTGCGATGTTGTTGATAGCGGAAGAAGTGATTTGCATTTGAAAGAATAAAGAATTGAGTTTGGAGGGGTTTGGGTGTCCCTCACACCTTAGGGGCAATCTCAAAGTGAGTAACTTTAATTGATTGCCCCTTAAGTATCAGTAATCGAACACGTCTTCGTTGAGTTCGATAGCGTTCACTGCAGGATCGTTAAACTTAACGCCATCAGGAGTTTGTGTCATAAACTCACCGACATAAGCAACGAAATCTTCATAGGAATCACATTCCTGAGCAACATCGTAGAGTCCCTGGTCATTGTTAATCCAGAGAGCAACATTCCAGGTCTCATAGTTAGTCCAACCGTTGTAGGTGGTATCTGTGAGATTGGTTTGGAAAGTAGCAGTCATTTGAGTGATTTAGTGTGGATCTCGGTGACCCTTACACCATAGCGGCAATCTCAAAGTGAGTAATTTTAATTGTTTCGCCTTAAGTATAAACTAACCTAGAGGGAGTTAGAGTGCCCTTCCAGGGGCACGTAGGTTACTCTCACGGCGTTTCTGCCTTATACCTCACCAGTCAATATCCATGTCCTCAATGTATGCTTCCACCTTCTCAGTAGGTTCGAGTTTGAATACCTTTTCGAAGTCGATTTCACGGGGATTAAAATCACTCAGGACCTCCATGTCCAGGGTGATTCTTACACGACGCTTCTGTGCCATCTGATAGGAAACCATGAGAACCTTGTGCGATTTGACTGAACTGAACTTATTGTAGGATAAATTAGGCGAACCGTCAAGGGGTTTGGGAGTATTTAGAGGGGTGTGGAGTTTTATTTCGGGGTCTTGACATTTTGGGCGTCTTGTGATAGGACGCACGCTAAGATCACAAGGTCCAGATACATTTCCATGAGGATTTAGAGAGTGGTTTCTATAAGGATTTAAGGAGGTTTCTATAAGGTTTTCCACAGAATACACAGGGTTTTCCACACCCTTGTGGAAAAGAATAAAACTCTTAACTATATTTTAAAATACATTTTTAATTGTTTTAATATACTAACAAAGACAAAAAAGCACCTTTTTAGGGGTGCTGAGAGAGAAATATGTTGTTTTAAACTATAAGTCCAAGTC